CCCACATTGACATCTTCAACCAGATTCACACTGGCATAGTAACGACCACTATCAGCCACAATCGTGTCCCGAATGATGGTTGCTGGCTTGGTATTGTTGTACCACTGTGTCGCGGACACACCAATGAAATCTCGGCTGAGTGGGTCATTGAATGAATAAGTTGCGATCTTGAACTCAACATTGCTGTTATTCACTCGGACCGTGCCAATGCGCGTTTCAACTGCAGTTAGGCGTAGAAACTGAGTGACTTCATTTGCTGTACCTTCATTCACAACCAATACGATCGAGTCACCAATGTTGTTTTCAGTTTCAGACTTATCCATGACCACTTGAATTGACTTCATGCCAATGTAGGCTTCATCAAGTAACGATCCAACCGCCTGTGCACCTTTGGCCAAATAATTCTCTACACGGTTTTGAGCGGCTGCTCGTTCATCTGTCCACGATTCTGTACTGAACAGCAAAGCCGATACATTTGGATCTGCTGGATTCTCTGAAATGAATGCTGTAGCACCCATAAGTGGATCTGCATCTTCATTGGTTAGACCAGGAAAGATCTTACGCATCGATACATCGCCCATTGTGCGGTCTAGCTCTGATATGTCTGGGAATAGGTTATTGCTCTCCCCATCTACCACAATCTGACCTGAATATTTTCCCCCACCATCTTCTGTGTCGGTCAAACGCTGCGACTTATAAATGACGAGGTTGTTGGTTTCAATTGGCATCGTTTAGCTCCGTAAATCGCATAGTGACACTGTAAAATTCATTCTCAGAAGCGGCAGGAATGCCCTTCACGGGCTTGGCTTCAATCGCATTTTCAGCATGGTTAAAAATGACATTGAACTCGCGTTGATCACTGGCATATTCAAACTTTAGAGTGAATTCTTCACCCTGGGCTGCCGACCAGTCCTTCAGGATTGAAAGGGTAGATCGCTTGATCCACCCCATATCATCTGCTGCAGGTTGCAAGGTAATAGGTCGCCCATATTTCTTTGCCCCTTCCTGAATAATCAAAGTTCCATCTACAGCACGCTCTTGTGTCTGTTCAATCGGCTTCCAGTCAAATTCATCCGACCATAAAAAACCGTCCTCTAATGGGACGGTTTCATTTGTTGATTTACGTGTTAGTTTCATGTGTTACATACCTTTGGCTATTCGCTCCAATTCAGTCATAAATGCATTCATATCCACCTGCGTAGATTCCTCGCCTGTTAATGTGACTGTCTTCCCGCCAAGCGAGAGGTTATATGTCACTGTCTTGGCAGACGGCTGCTCAACCGTAGCTGTTGGTACCGCCACATTCACTTCAGGTGCCTGAGCATTGACCGAGGCACTCTTGGTTCCAGTTCTAGCTGAACCTTGACCTGCCATATATCGCGCTAAAAGCTCCTCAACTTTCTTGGTACCGAATGCAGAGGTTTGACCATTGTTTAACAGCTTCTCAAATGCCTTAGCGGTGTATTCATCACCGCGTGCACGTGCATCCCTTGCCTTATTCTTATCAATCTCTAAACCTTGATTCAGAATGTTCTTGGCAATCTTGGCTGCTTCAGCTTCGTCGTAACCCATGCCAGATAACTTGGATTGAATATCGGAAACGTTATAAGTCGTAAAGTCAGCACCCACGCGCTGCGTCTTATTCTCCTTCTCTGCTTTGGATCGAGCATCCATCATCTCATTCCATGCTTCGATTGAGCTTTTAGCCTCCTCTCTAGCAGCATCACCGAGTTCACGGTATCCACTGATCGCTGATCGAGCAGAATCTCCAATCTTAATGTTTGACTTAACCCACTCGGATGTAGTTTGAACCACTGCTTTGCCTGTCTCATCGATCTGGACTTGGAGACCTTGGCTTGCTGCTTTTGCTTGAACTTGAGCAATCTTAGCCTTATCACCAGTAGCTATCGCTGCATTTAGCATTTCCATGTAAGCCTTCTTGATTCCTTCTGCTGTTGCTTGACCACTTTTACTGACTACATCAAAGTTTCTTTTTGCTATTTCTGCTGCTTCACTTAACTGCTCTTTGGTCTTAATGCCGAGAGCAGCAAAGGCGGCAATTGCTGGATTTAAAGCCTCTGGCAATTGAGTTGCCTTTTGCTCAATCTTACTTAGGCCTAATGCAACCTGCTCGCCAGTTATCAAGCCTTGTTTTTCAAGTTCCAACAACTTACTTTTGGCATAATCCAATTCCGCCCGTGTTTGGGCAGTATCAATCGCCTTGTTCAGATTGGTTGCTAAAGCTAAACCAGTATCAATACCTTGTGCCTTATAGGCATTCAAGTTCTCAATAACAATTTGAACGTCATTGCTCGCAGACTGAAAAGCACTTGAGAAACTGCCTTTTAATTGCTGGGTCTCTAGACCTGTACGCTCCAATGCTGCCTTCATAACCGCTTCAGTAACCGCAGCAGACTTAGTCGCCTCCTGCGCAGTACCAGCAAAAGCGGCTTTTGCATTGGTTTGGAAAACCAATAAGTCTTTACCATCAAGACCCTTGCTTAAGCTTGCCTGCAACTCATCACCAGTAATTTTTCCTTGGTCTTTAAGTAGAATCAGGGCGGTTATTGAATCATTAATTCCTTTGGTTGAGTCAAACTTCATCGCATTAGATATCTTCTCTAATGCCTCTTTGGTTGGCTCGCCCTTTTTGATTAATTCATCAAACTCTGCAACAAGTTTCTTGGATTGCTCAGTTAATTGGTAGGCTTTCTCACGGCCTTTTTCTGCGGCAGCAGCTATTTCCGCTTTAGACTCAGCTACGACTTTGGCTCTTGCAATATCCCATAATTCTTGCTGCTCAAGCAGTTGCATCGATTTAAGCAACTCACCATTGTTGAATACATGGTCTTCAGCCTTAGCAAGCGCCTCACCTATGTAAGTACCAATAGGCTCGAATACCGTTGGTACCAATACACCAACTGCAGTGATAGCCACACCAAGTGAGCCCAATCGCCCTATAAGTGCAGTTATGGATGAGCCAGTTGCGGCATTCGCTGCCACGGTTGCTGTTGCAGTTGTTGCTAATTGTGCTTTGGCTGCTGTGGTCGCTCTGGTAGCTGCTGCATTTGCCAGTTGAGCCTGTGTATTAGCAACAACCGATGCGGTTTCTTGGGTGACTGCCACCGAAGCTGCACGCACTCCAGCCGCCTTATCAAAGAACGTATTTGCAATATTGAGGGCTTTATACGCAATAAAGGCTTGAGCCGCTAATGTGAGTGTTGTAAAGATGGTATCTAGGTTTTTCGCTATCCAACCCAAGGATTCAGCAACTTTAGCACTTACATTATGTGTTTGATCTAAGTTACCTATGAACTCCATCCATGAAGTTTTCAGGTTGGTGATGCTATTCCCTATGGTTGTTGGGAATTGATCAAACTCTTTTTGAATTGTCTCTGATTGGCTAAGGAGTGCTTTAGTTATAACCTCAGTTGTAAGCTTGCCCTCACCAGCCATAATCCGAAGCTTTCCAGTTGTTACACCCAACCCCTCAGCGAAAGCTTGCAACAATCTTGGTGATTGTTCGGCAATACTATTGAACTCTTCCCCGGCTAATCGCCCTGAGCTTAGACTCTGCTGGAGCTGAAAAACTGCCGCTTCAGCACTTTCAGCACTACCACCACTCACCTGAATTGCCTGATTGATAGTCTTTGTGAGTTGAAGGACTTGATTCTGTGGGATTGACATTTCCTGCCCGATTTTTGTTAATCGAGCGTATAGGTCTCCCGTCGCCACTAAATCTGTGTTTGTCTCCCTCGCAATCATCAAAACTTCGTTAAGTGCGACCTTTACATCACCATGCGCACCTACAGCGATTTTTAGTCGAGCATTCAAATTAGCCCACGAGTCAGCGGTCTGAGCAATTTCCATTGCTGACGTACCAATACCCAAAGCCGCAAGAGCACCAGTTAAAGCATTGAAGCCTGTTTTTAGCCCCTGTATTTCGCTTGATGCGCGCTGAGTAAGTGTTTCTGTTTCACTGAGCTCTTGATTTGTTTGATCAAGAGATTGGTCTAACTCATTAATCGTAGGTGAGGTCTGCTGGGTTGCCTGTTTAAACTCTTGCATTGAGTTTTCAGTTACATCTAAAGCCTGCTCTAAAGCTGCAACTTTATCTTTAGCATGATTTAGTTCATCAAGAGAAACACCTTTGCTTGTGTTTGATAAGGACTGCCATGCGGATTTTGCCTCATTTAACTCTTTCTCGAGATCATTGATAGCAATAGATCCGAGTTCGCTAATTTTCTCAATTTCCTGAGCGGATATTTCCGCCTTATCCCCCATAGATTCAATTGCACGAGTTGCAGATTGTGCCTCACTCACAAATCCTGAAAGATCAATATCGGAAAATTTTGAAACATCATCCAGCACTTTCTGTGTGGCATGATCCACCAATCTCATGGATTCTGATGCTGTATTTTCAAACTCAGAAAATGCTTGTTTAGTTAAGTCTAGCGCCTGCTCAAGCCCCTTAACCTTATCACCAGCAGCCTTAATCTCTTCAAGTGTTACCGCTTCACTACTTTGATCCAGCGCTGCAAAAGCATTACGTGCAGCAAGCAGCTCACGCTCCAGTGAACCAATTGCCGCAACCCCAAGTTGCTCAATACGCTCAACATCCTTAGCTGATGCTGTAGCACCATCTCCCATAGATTCTATGGCTCGGGCAGCATTCTGCGCTTCACCAACGACATTTGATAAGTCTACATTCGTGAATTTCTGAACTTCAGCAATAGTGTTGCTGGTTGCCTTATCCACCCCAGTCATAGCATTGGTTGCAACTGACTGGTATGCGCCAAACGCTGCCTGAACATCTTTAATAGAGCTTTTAAGATCCGCCACTCGGTTAATAGCGCTACTAATATCTGTTGGTGATGCTTTTGATTGCGATAAGCGAACTAATTCAGCTTGAGCCTCAACCAATTCACCATTGAGTGATGCAACCATTTGCTGACTTTGCATCGACATTTCGCGGATCTTCGTACCACTAATGGTGCTCTTATCGCCTAAATCAGTAATCTCTTTGGTTGCTTCATGCAGGCCCTGCACAAGCTCAGTGACTTTTACCTTTTGAGCTTCACTTTTAATCGTATCAAAAACTTTAACAGTTACATCTTGGGCTTGCTTGGTATTTGATACATAATCCTTGGTGTCTGCATCCATCACCAACTTAAAAGTTAAATTTTTTCCAGACATGAATATTCCTTTGGTTCTAAACAACCACACAAAAGAAAAGGGTCACATTTGAAATGCGACCCTTTAGGTTTTGCTGATTGGCATGGTATTAGTTCAAGTTCTCAAATAAACACGGCTGGATTTGACGATCCACATTGGCGATTGCTGTTTGCAGTACATCTCTGTGCTTTTTCCACTGAGAAAGACCGCGCCCACAAGCACTTGCGATATCTTTTTCACACTCAAATTTTGCATTGAGTGCTTCTCGTTTCTGGATAAGTGAGAAATAATCTGTCTGCAACAGAGCGCGAGCATCAAAGAAGGCTTTTACCAATGCCTTTTTGAAATCAATTACGCGTGGGCTGTTGCGCATCAAAGTCATTAAAAAATATGCTTGCTGTTCACTTAGTGCTGCATATCGAGTGTGGCGACCTCGTGTTGACTCACGTTCTGAATTCGCCATTTCAAATGCGGAATTCGTTGACTCAAAAGTAACCCGACCAAATTCCTGAATATCTGGAAGATATGTTCGCACCAATTGAATAACTGTTTTGTGTGTCAGCCCCAATCCAAGCGCTATTTGCAGGGTTGTAGTTGTAGGCTCACCTTTTTGCACTTCTACCAATTTAATTACTGGATTAAATTTCGCATTCATAGTGTTACTCCTTGGAGTTGTGTTGAGCCTGAGTGCAGAATGCAAATAAAACAAACAGGCATTAAAAAAGCCGACTTGTTATGGTCGGCTTCGCTTTAAAAAATATAAATCTGTGTCAATTGGTTTGTGAAATACTTCGTCTTGTAATAACGGGGTTATACAAGACAAACTTTTATTTAGGCATTAAAAAACCTCCCGAAGGAGGTTTTATTTATTTCTCTAGATACCATTTCATTGTATGAACTGCCTGCCCACCCAAACAACTATAAGTGGTCATCCCATTTTTTATAGCCGCTTGGTTCAGTATGTTTGCGTGACAAGCCATCTCTTGAGCCATCCCAATCATTTGCGCTGCATACTCACTTCTGAGTAACGTCAATGCTGGATAAAACTCATTTTTTATTAGCTTTGCAATTTTGGGCACATACCACATTAAGAATTGCACATCTTGATCTTCCCATGGTTTTGCAATCTGCATCTTGTCTGCATTGCTATACAAAGCGATTAGGTGATGCACATATTCCACGGCGACAGGAATTGCTTCGTATGGGATATCTTCAATATGTTCTGTGCCGAAACGCTGATTAATGATTTTCCATGCATCACTTGAGTTTAAGTGCTTGGTTTTAGCAACTAGCATGGCGTGTGCATCATGCAAAGGTGTGCGTTCGGATTTATGGGTTTTGGCAACTGGTGCGCCGACTTCCTTATCAAGAATATCTAAAACCCATTTTCGGAATTGTTTAGCTATTGCTGTTTTAGAAAACATGGCAATTAGGTGGGCACCTCGGAGTGAGAAAATTCTCGTCTCTTTCTCTGAGCTGCCGTTACCAAAACCCTTGACACTCAATTTGAGGGTCAAGGTCATAGATGAGTTAAACTCATCTTTATTGCGCTCATACACCTGAGTAACAGCATCAGATTTTGCATAACCTAATGCGCCCGCTAACTCACTCGCAGTTAGCCAAGTTTGACCATTCTGTTGAACAGGTGAAAAATTTACATCGTTAAAACTTAATGCTAAAGTAGTCATTGTTGACTTACCTCGTAGTTGTTGACATCAATCAAGCCCCGATCCGCCAAGATTTGATGGGCTTTTTTGTTGCCTGTTGATTTCATGCTTTCGCACTCTCTTGGTTTAATAGAAGTTCAACAGCCTTATTCATTAAATAATTCATTGAACGCTCTTCTTTTTTCGCCTTTTCTTTTAAAGACTCGTGCAATTCACCTTCTAGGCGAAATCGTACATCTGTAGATTTTTTTTGTTTGGTATTCATAGTCTCACCCTTATTGCCACACTTTGTGGCGTTTAATAACTATAGCCGCACTTTGTGGTATTGTAAATAGATCAAGACAACATTTTGCCACTTTTTGTGGCATGGAAACTTTATGAGCAACCAAACTGACCACACGATTGTTAGATTGCGCGTACCGCCAGAGTTAAAATTAAAAATAGAAAAATCTGCTGAAGCAAATAATCGCTCTCAAAGTGCTGAAATGGTAGCTCGGTTAGAACAAGCCTTCTCGCAAAACCAAAATGATTTTAATGCTGGCTATAACGCTTGCATGGCTCATATGATCATTGCGGTATCAAAAGCCATGTCGGAAAAAGGAATTCCTTGGAGTGATGTGCAAAAAACATTAATTGAGGTTGTTGATGACTTTCATAGAATTGCGAATGATAAAAAAGCGCCCTAAGGCGCTTATAATTGCCACTATTTAGATTTAGACTTGCAAATATTTACAGCTTGATTGCTCTCGCTCCGCAAGCTCCAATTGCTTGCCGTAATCAGTAAGCAGAGTCGCGGCATTCAACTCATATTCCTTACCTTTCATAAACTCTAAATAAGCATCAATGTTGGTTGACATTGCGTCAACATAAAGCAACCTTGTTGATTCTGCGCAACCTTGATATTTTTTTGCTGATATATTTCGTTTAATTTCTTGCATCTTCGTAACTGGTTGTGAAAGAGCAATTCTGCTTGTAGCGCTAGCAACTTGTGCGGCATCTTTCCACTCAAGAATAATGCCATTTAATTCATTGGCTTGTAGTGGAGTAATTTCTGGGTTTTCAGCAAGTTTTGCGTCCACAACCTGTTTAATTGTTTCTTCTTTAATCGCTGTTCCACCTAATTGCTTATCGAGTTCAGCAGCCTTTGCAGCTTCGATCTTTTGTTGATGAGCGATCTCTGCTTGCTTAATTCGTTCCGCATCAGCTTTATTGCTCTGATTCATAAAGTAGAATAAGACACCTACTAATACCAGTGCACCAATTACCAAGTACTTCATACCCCACCCTTAAGCATTCCGCCACTCAATCTTAACAATCTTTCCACGGCACAAAATTACGGTGTATTCCTGCATATCTACACGATAAACGTATTCAGTTGCAGCACAGTAAAATTGACCATCATCAAGAACATAATGCTTCGGTCTAGGCTTACCCATTTTTTCAATCAACGATTCTTCAGTTTGACCAACCGAAACAATGTCGCCAGAATTGGTTCTAAAGTTGTTTGTAGTACTTCCAGCCCAAACAGCGGTAGAAATAACGGTTAAAGCTAAAATTATAAGTTTTTTCATGAATACCCCCTTGTTGTGAGACCTAGTCTATTTTTATTCCTTTAATTCATCAACAAAACTTTTAAATTGCTTCGCTGCTGCATGTTGTGCCATACGGATAATATTGGATTGAGTAGCAATATTCTGCTTTTCACGTTTCACTACTGCTTCTGTATAAAGCTTAAATGCTCCATAGGTCATATTCATGATGCTGTCATGGCTATGGCCATTCGATACCAATAACTGGAATGAATCAAACCAAGTCGAATCCTGATCATTGGTTTCGCTACGTTTCTTACGGCGTTTTGATTTCGGCTCTTTATCGACGAAATATTGCTGATTGGCTTTTAGGCCAGTTTTGAGAAGTTGTATAAATACTTCCTGATCTTGAGCCGCTTTTAAAATCGCTGGATGGTCCAGATCAGTAATCAACTGAAGCATCACTACACATTCAATCAAATGCTTTTGAATTACCTTCTTAAGAATTTCATCTGAATAGTCACTTACATTGCCCAGCATATTCTTGATGGGATCAGCTGCACCTACCCATAAGTCAAACTGACTCATCTGGATCTGTCGAACTTCAAGTGAGACATCATCAACTTCAAGGCTCAAGCTACGGTTCGATGCAATAAAGAAATCATTCATGATTGAATCCTAAAAAACAGGCACAAAAAAAGACGCTGATGCGCCTGGTATTCTTTGTGCCTGTAAAACTTATGCTACGGAAAATCGATCAATACAGCCAAATGGACCAGCTTGCGGATCATTCGCTTTGGATGAATCAGCTAAACACTCACCTTCAACATCAAATGATGCAAAGTCTTCATTGATCAAGTCGAATTCAGTATCAGGTGAGAACTGAACTCGCCACAATTCAACAGAAAGCTTGTCACCCGAGTAAGTATCAATCCCTTTGAATAGTAAGGCGTACTCACGCCCAAAATGCGTCGCCATGGCGGTTCGCTCTACCACACCAGCGCTGCCTGACCAAGTTACAGGTCCCGCAGGCTCTACAAGAAATTCGACTGTGCCAAATACCGAATCCAAGCTGTAAGTGGATGGATCAATATCCGTACTGCCAGTTTTGAAAGCAACCCCAGTTAAATTGCGATGGCCAAGGCTGATCATGTGACCCGCCTGAACAGTACCCAGTGATTGATCTGCAAGGGCTTGAGCTGTCGTTTTAGCCGTTTCACCACTAAACAAAATATTCTTGTTTTGCTTATTAAGCTCTTCAAGAGATCCACTAAATGTCACACCAGTAGCTTTACGCAAAATTGCATCTTTTGCGCGTGTCCCATCTATAGCAGTGAAATGATCAGTTGAGTCAGATGAAATCGCAATTTGCATATTGGGTGCATTACCCATCGTCAAATAAGGCCCCACTACACCATTAGTAATTAATGCGGCAAGCATCTCACCTTGCAGTGAAATTAGATCAGGTTTAGCCATCTACTTTAGCCTCTTTTGTAGTTTTGGTTTGTACAGCAGGCTTATTCTCAGAAGCTTCCATCACTTCTTCAATCACACCACGCTGCAGTAAGTCTTGGATCTGTGCGGCGGTCAAACCACCAACAATATCCCCAGTACGAAAACGCCCAACAGGTTGCCGGGCTTTGTATTGCTTAGTCATATAAGCTCCTATACGAATGTTTTTGATTCAAACACCAAAGTGATATACACGCAGGTGGTCGAGTAATCCTCCTCAATGGCAACCAAGTCTAGCGGTCTTGCACTTGACGCTGGATTCCAACCACATAGAAGCTCTAGAACCTTTTGCGTCAATATCCCAGCTCGGTCCAGTGCCTCAGCACCATTACTCAACTGTGATGCTGCATGGCGCTCAACAACAGTTACTTCCCATTGCTTGGCAAGCATGTTGGTCGATGATCGTCCCGCATCATCTACTTTACGTACACGGCGGTAATACACTTGGGCGTTTGGAGTTACCTGTGTCATTTCAGTGATTTTGGCTGAATTAGCAGGTGTATAAATCATCTTAAAGTCTGCAATTTCACTGAGCTTTTCGGCAATTTCAGAACGAACAGCAAAGAAGTTTTGTGCATCACTCATGGGTTAAATGCTCCACAATAATATCCATCACCTCATTTTCATCGGATTCCGTGAGACCTAAGAAAGGACGGCGAGGCATATTGACCTTGTATGGTTTGCCCATAGTTTCCTGCATGAAGTTGGATCTCGATTGGCGTACAAATCGATTCCCAACAGTACCGTCACGCCCTTGTCGAAAGTAGGTCCTTCTCATACGGGCTTCATGATGGATCTCACCACCGAAATGATGAATAGCTGCATACTCAACATCTGTTCCAATCTCAACACCATTCGGCAGAACGTTATGAGTAATTGAATTCATCAAGCGTGATGTATCTCGAAGCGTTGTCCCGCCTTGACGAGCCACCCGACCTGAAATACGCCACTTACCCTCTAAGCCTTCGCCCACCATCCAGCGGCGTCGGATATTGTTTGAGACTGTATAGCCTATCGCCTCAAACAATTGATGCTTAGTTTGATCAAGTCCTGAGAATCGCTCCAGCGCTTGAACTATTAAAGATTCACCATCTGCCTGAATGGTGATACCCACACCAGCCATAAGAACCTCACTTGATGCTAGGCATCATGTCTAAAGTTGCATCACCAAATACACCGCCACGATATGTGCTACCGATCGGCATCGTTGCTGGTGCATTGACAGGCTTCTCTTCAGTGACTTGATTTTGATTATCGAGAATGGCCAAGACATTTTTTCCATCCCGAACACCTTTTAAGAACTCTTTGGCATCTTCGTAGCGCTTCCGAACTTCTTCGGTAGGCTGCTGAAAGTACAAACGATAGCGTGCAATATCACACGCTAATCGTTTTAAATTGTTCGGGGTGCTTGGTAGTGGCAGTGCGTATTTGGCAGCAAGATAGCTGTCAATTTCTTCACTTGCGTCTTGTATAGCATCTTGCACTGCAGTGCCTGACGAAGGATGCATACTTTCCAATTGCTCGATTTCATCTCCAAATCGCTTGGTAAGTTCTTCACGCGTTGCATACATGGATCACCTACCTATTTTTCAGTTGACGTTGTAGCCTTCTTAGCCTCGGCAGTAGCCTTTTTCAAAGCCGCTTCAGAAGCATTCAGAGATTTCTCTAAACCTTCAACCTTCGCTTTCAGCTCTGCGACTTCTGCATCAGCTTGGGTTTTACCAGCAATTAGAATTTCTTCATTTGCCTTCAGCTCTGCGACTTCTGCCGTAAGACTTGCTAACTGAGCCGCGGTACCATCAGCCTTAGGTTCCTTGGGCTCTTGATATTCTTCAATAGCCCCAGATACTAAAAGGGCCTGAATGCGGTCATCATTCAAGCCCTTGATTTCATCACCCGGCATAAACTGCCCGATGGATTGCTTTGCAATGTACTTTGGCATCTAAGCCTCCTTATAAGGTAATGAATCCAGTACCGCCACAAATACCATTTTTGTTGCTCGGGACAACAAGCGGTGCTGATTCTGTAAGAAGCATGATTCCACTTGGATCTTCTTCATACCATTGACGATCAAAGTATTCCAAAGCCAAACCATTTGCATGGATGTTTTCGATCTTACATTGAGTGACATAACCATTATTGTCAGCAATCAATGCAAAGTAGTCTTGTGGAATAAAGCGCTTGGTCTGACCTTTGTTTTTGTAGGTAGCATCATACGTCCAGATTTCAATGTCACCCAAGTAGCCTTTGAATTTGGCTGAACGTGAAGCATTGAGCTCTGGGCGGTACGGAACGCTGATGCCTGCATACGGCGCTACAAACTTCGCTTTGAAGTCTGCATTCTTTTCTAAGACTGACCACACCTTACCAGTAGTCAGAATCATCTTAGCCTCACCACCATCTTCATCAAGCATGCGCTGAGCCATGGTGTCGATATCCTCGACTGGGGTTGCTCCCACCTGATCCCAAGCGTTTGCAGGCGTAAATGCTAATGATGCATCGCGGCCGTACGAAACCACATTTTTGGTGTAATCATCCGATTCAAGAATGATTTGGCCAGTGGTTACCAGTTCAGCTGCCATCAAGATTTTACGGTTATCGATTGCATCATGGTTACGCTTCATGGTTTCAATCTGCGCAATCACGTATTGCTCTGATGTACTGAGCTGATTACTACCAGTTGAGATAATGTTGGAGTCTCGCAAACGAGCCAGTAATGCTGTATCCCATGCAGTTGCAGGGGTAATCTGATTCTTTGGTTTGAGGTAAGCTGGGTTTAAATGTTGCACTTGAATCGCAGTTGTGCGGTCGAATGGTTTACCAGGAATCTGCGGAGCAACCAAAGGTGCAATATCAGATTCAGTTTCAAGCTCAGCAATAGGAACTGTGCTTGTGGTAAATGATTTGCGACGAGGGAATAGCTTGTCCAACAACCACGTATCCATTGGCGCATAGTTCGAGTGAATGAGAGCTAATTCATCTACACCTAACAGCTCAAGCGGTGCATTATTAATTACAAAACTTTGTGGCATGACTTACACCTTTGATAGTTCGATTTTGTTTTTAGATGCCTTGGCACGTGCCGCATCGTACTTGTCAGCTGTTAACGCAACACCTGAAATTGAAACCGCTTCAATGCTAAAAACACCACCAATGAAGTACGGAATTTCAGTTCCTTTTGCTGCCGCTTCTGTTGCTTGAGCAGCAGTTAACGTTGCACCACAAATAACATCCCACGTTGATTCATCTGCAGCGTGGGTAAGGACATTTGCAGCAGATACAACAAGCAAATCCCCTTCTTTGTATGCTGTAGCTGTTGTCACCTTACCGTTAGCACGGCGTGTTTTACCGACATCCAAATTGAATGGTCGAGATTGATGCGAAGTTGAGATAGTAGTCATCTATTAAGCCCCTTGCTTCTGAGCTGCAAAAGCCTTAGCTCCTGCAGTAAATTGATGCTCTTGGTTACCACCTTGCCCCTGCTGTCCACCCTGACCACCCGTAGCTTGATGACTAAACAAGTGCTGTAAGTGAGCTGGAACGACGTTGGTTTGCTGTTGACCTGCAGGTGGTGCTGGCTGCTGTCCTGAGAACTGTTTTAGTTGCTGAGACATGAAGGCAAATGAAGCATCATCCATATTGGTATATGACGTTTTTTCTTCAGCGCTGAACTGCTTACTCAAGGCGGTTTCCAGTGCTTTAATGTCTTCTTCACGCTTATCCGCTTTGAACTTTTTCAGCTCATTTTGCGCAGCATCACGATCTTGCTCCGCTTTTTCACGAGCAGCTTTTTCTTTTTCGAGTTCGGTCACGTCCGTTTCCTCTTGGTTGAAAGTTTTTGATTTAGGGCTATGACTTGCTGCCACAGCATTTGTATTGTCATCCGCACCTAAAGCACAGAAAGACACTTCGCGAATACGACCGCCACGGAATACGGTGATAGGTCCTTGGTGAACCTTCCCATTTACCATTACAGATGCATCAGCTTTGATTTCTTCGATTGAAGATGGCTCAATACGTACTGACATTTGCCATGGAAAGCCGTCATCTGAGTCTTGGGCTACCTGAGTACCAAACTCATTACTCATCAAGTCACCAGAGACAGTTAATCCTGTTTGGTGGTTAATTGAGTGCGTATTGATTGCACCTGCACGCTGACTCGATCGATGCTCAAGTAATGCAGGAATGCGTCCTTTCAATTGCATTGAATCAAGATCAAAGACGATTCGATCCCAATACCAATGGTCTGTAATAACTTCTCCGCTGTAAGCCACGCCGGAGAAGGTACGTTTTTTCTTACCCTCTTCAGCCTGATTTACATTTAGCTGCCCAAGCTGAAAGCAATACTGATTGGGCTTATCTTCTTCTGGCATTTTCATGCTCCATAAAAAAACCGCCTTGACGGCGGTTCTGTATGCTTGTGATTATTTAATTACTTTGAACTAAGGCTAGCAGTTTTGTTTCCGCCTCCCTTGTATGTTGATACATCATTGGCTCATTGCGCTGTATTACAGATGTCAACGTATCGATAATTCGCAATTTTTCTTCAAGTGAATAATTTTTTTTAATGCTCGTAGTTAAAGCTCCACCATCCGCTGACACATTACTGCCGTTCGGCACTAAGCTTAATGGTTGGTTATAGTTCGACATATCGGAGCTTTGATTCAAGGCGTTTGAACCAAAATTGCAACCCAATGGATGGCATCCATCTTTATCAACCTTTAGACCACCAGTGAGAAGCATGCGCAAATTAAATCGGTCTTCTTTTGAATCAGCAACGATTGAAACAATGTTCATCCCCGTTAAGCTCATGACATCTTTATATAAGACGCTCATTCCATTTTTTAAAATCAATTTCATCTAATTCACCAATGCTCTTAACACATAAATCATCTTCCCATCTGAGGGTGCTACTGAAACCACCTCAAACGACAACCCCATCTCAAACAACACGCCTTGCCCTGCATTGAGTTTTTCAAGATCAATACCTAAGCCTTTTGCATTCTCAATTTGAATCACTATATTTGACTGTGCACCCGTTAGCAGTAACGGCGAATCCAGAGTTATGACTTTACCCACTTCAAGCGAAGCCGCATAAGCCAGTGTTGTAGATCCTCTGACCACATCCACGGCGTTTGCAGATACAGCCTGAATCTTAGCCATATCCCCTTTCACCCAGCGCTTAAGCACTTCTTCTGCCAACGAGATAGCAGGTTTCTGAACATAAGCCGTTAATGCAGTAGCATTGCCCTGTACATAATCCACCAGCGTCCTGATCGCACTTGGTCGTAGTGTTGGATCAAGTGGCACCACCGTATCTGCAATCGTATTGAATAGATCTCGACTCGAATCCGTCATCGGTGACAAGAGGCTCATCAACTTCTTGCTAGCAGTCCATTCAGCCTGAATTGCTTGTTTCTGCTCCAGTAAATATTCCTTATCTAAGATTGAGTCAGTAATCTTTTGATCAACAGCTGACTCCATCTCACCGAATGTTAATGGACTCGTAGACCAGCCCATATCTTCTGCAATTTGTGGTAGATCTTCATCAGAAGTAATACCGAGCTTCTTCGCTTCTTTCTCAGTCAAGGCAATTACGGTGCACCGACACATGAAAGACCATGGTGGGTAATACAACAACCAAAAAGGATCATCGATGTGTCTGATGATTCGATTCAAAGCCAAATGGCTGGGACGAACACGAGTGTCATTAATCGCTGAATACATTAAATAAGGTCGTTTCGCCTTATTCTTCTGCTGTTGTTGCCAACGTCCATGGCCATAAGCTGTCTGGATATTGGTTCGGAATACATTCTTGAGATAATGCTTACTCAGCACAATCTCGTTTTCTTCAACCAACTTCTGAAAGTCGTTGAATGTTCCACCCTCTGCCAAGGTCTTATTGAGC